GTATACTATAAATATGACTAACAATAAAAAAGTCCTAATTATAGGGGGCTCAAGCAGCCTCTCTCCATCAATTATTGCTGAGCTTGAAAACAGCGGACACGTAATAGATTTAATGACATTTAGACAAGAGCATAAAAAATATGGTGACTACAACTGGCAATATATGAGTTTAGACAATGAAAATAGCGTAAATGATTTTATAGATTCTTTGCCAAATAATTATTATTCAAAAGTTATATTTTTAATAGGTAATTCAATCGGCAACCCAGGTGAAGAAATTCCTAGAGATGATTTAAAATTATTTTATGAGGCTTTTGTATTTAGAACTGTCTTAATATTAAATAAATGTGTATCGGCAATTACAGAAGATGGACAAATAGTTTTTATTTCTTCAATAGCAGCAAATGTTGCAGTATTAGATACTAACTATTCTGCTATTAAAGCAGCGATACAAGCTTTTGTAAAATCTCTTTCTTGCAACCTTAAACCAACACAATCTGCATTTTCCATTGCACCAGGTTTAATTTACGACACACAGGCATTTTATGATTTCCCATACAAAACAGACATTGAAAGCTTATGTACAAAAGAAAAAATTGCAAAAACAATATCAGAAGCAGACATTAGTTATAACGGTACTGTAGTTGAGATTGGCTGGCAGTTATGATATAATAATTTGGTGCTTGCCATAAAGGGGGCACTAAACTAACTCGCTTAAAAGGAGCAAAAATGGTAAACGCATTAACCCTGGATCTTTTTAGAGATCCTTTTTTTATTGGCTTTAATCGTGAAATTGAAAGAATGTCTCAACTGCATCAAACGGCAGCAAGACAAACATATCCGCCTTACGATGTATTAAAGCTAGACGAAGACACATATAGAGTATCAATTGCTATTGCTGGATTCACAAAGCAAGACATAGATATATCAGTAGAAGATGCAACCCTTATTGTAAAGGGTGAAATTACAGAAATTACAGATGGAGAGTACCTTCATAAAGGTATTGCCTCACGTAAATTCACAAGAACATTTGGTCTTGGAGAATATATGGAGGTGACTTCGGCTTCAATTGAAGATGGTATGCTCAATATCGATATAGATAGAGTAGTTCCAGAAGAGAAAAAGCCAAGAGTCATTAAAATTAAATAAGATATAATGTATATCTGCACCCTTTCATCGGGGAGTCGCAGATTTGTCGGGCAAGACAGCGACTTTAAATACCTGGAATAGTCCTGAGCAAGACTGCAAAACTGCTCATTATAAATAAGGGGTATAAATGTTTGAGTATTATGTAAAAAAGGTTAGCAAGGTTGTTGATGGAGATACTATTGATGTAGACATTGATCTTGGATTTGATATATCTTTTAGTTCACGAGTTAGACTTGCTGGAATCGATACCCCAGAAAGCAGAACAACAGATAAACTAGAAAAATCTCTTGGCATGGAATCAAAAGCGTATTTAAAAAATGCAATAGATAACTCTAAATCTATTGTAATTAAAACTGAAAAAATAAACAGCTCAGAAAAATATGGAAGAATATTAGGGTGGGTTTATTTAGACGGAGAAGAACTTTCTATTAATGAAAAGATGATTAAAGAAGGATATGCATGGGGATATTTAGGGGAAACCAAGGTCAAAGATTTTGACGCTTTATTAAAACTAAGAAAGAAATAAATTGATTATTCAAATCATAGGCCTGCCAGGATCTGGAAAAACAGAATTAGCCAAGGCTTTAAAAGAACGAATTAACGCTATTCATTTAAATGCTGATGAAGTACGTGCCACTGTGAATTCAGACTTAGGTTTTTCCGTAGAAGATAGAATTGAGCAATCCCGCCGCATGGGAGAAATGGCTAGATTAATATCTAAGCAAGAGGTTGCTCCAGTTATTGTAGATTTTGTATGCCCAACAAATTTAACACGTTCGGCATTTGGTAATCCAGACATACTTATATTTATGGATACTATTGAAGAAGGCCGTTTTGAAGATACAAATAAAATGTTTGAAAGGCCAGAAAAATTTAGCTGGATGTTTATGAATCATACATTAAACCCAAACGAAAAAGCTTCTGTAATAATTGAAGAGTTTAAATTGCATGATTGGTCAGCACCAACTACTTTGATGCTTGGTAGGTACCAGCCATGGCATGAAGGTCATCATGCACTATACAAAGAAGCTGGCAAAAGAACAGAGCAGGTATTGCTTGGAGTTCGCAATACATACAATACAAGCGAAAAAGATCCACTAAAATTTGATCAAGTAAAAGAATACATTTCTAAAGATGATTTTATGGATGGTGCGTTAGTATTAAGACTACCTAACATAACTAATATTGTTTATGGCCGTGATGTTGGATACAAGATTGAGCAAGTAGATTTAGGTGCAGATATTCATTCCATTTCTGCCACTCAAAAACGTAAAGAGATGGGAATATGACCGTAATAGAAATAATATCTTTGTCTGCATTTGGGCTATTTCTTTTTTATTTTACATATAAATATGGCGGGTATGGTGATGGCGAATGAAGGTAACAAAATCTAGATCATTTGTTAAAGCGTTAAGCTATCGTATTTGGGGTACACTATCATCATTTATGGTAGCCTATTTAATTACAAAGAATGCAAGCATCTCTGGTGCTATTGCATTTTGGGAAACCGTTGTTAAGATATTTATTTACTACGCACATGAGCGTGGGTGGAACTATATACAGTGGGGTAGAAAATAATGCCAATTTATGAGTATAAGTGTTCATGCTCTGAGGATAGAATTGTGTCAAAAGAAAGATCTATCAATTCCGTAGAACCAGTATATTTATGTGTACTTTGTGGAGAAAGACTACAAAGACATTATGGGTCTTTTGGTATTCAGTTTAAAGGTAATGGCTTTTATAAAACTGATAACCCAAAGTAGATTCATGATATAATTATTCAATGCTAAGAACACGTAATCTAACCCTATCTTCTACTCCAACTCTTTTAACAATAACAGATGGAATAGATACTCTAAATACAATTTCTATTCAAAATACATCTGATTCTGCAACACTTTATTTAGGCGGATTAGCTGTAACCTCTTCATCATATGGAGTAAGACTTTTGCCAGGACAAATCTGGAGCGCCGATCTTGGTGCATACGATAAACTTTACGCAGTAGGTACTGGGACAGTTGCTGTTCTAATATTGGAGCGCTAATATGCCATTTATATCAACTAGTGCAGGTGGCAACGGCTCTGGAGCACCAGGCCCACAAGGACCAGCTGGTCCAGCAGGAGAAGATGCAGTTCTTCCACAAGATTTAGATACAACAGATAGTCCAGCTTTTAATAAGATCACTCTTACAAGCAATGGCGCAGTAGACAATATCACAATTGGCGATGATGTAATCCTTGGTGATGGTAATGTTGCAAACCATTTAGTAATCATTGGACAGCAAGATGATACAGCAGGTGGAATTATTCTTGGTACAAATGAAACAGAAGTTATTTCAACAAATGGAACAGATCTATCTGTAACTGCAGATAATGACATTGTTCTTTTGCCTGGAAGTAATTATGCTTACTTAAATGTAATTGATCCAGATCACAGACTTGCAACAATGGCAGATGTAATTTCTGGTACTCAAGGAGAACCAGGACCACAAGGAGAGCCAGGAGTAGATGCACTATGGAATTTTACTGGCGCTTATGATGGCGGAGCATCATATGCTGTTGGAGATATTGTAACATATGATGGACAACTTTGGTATCGCTTTAATGCTAATGGTGGAAACGTAGGAGATACTCCTTCTCCAGGACTTTGGAATTTGCTTGCAGCAAAAGGAGCAGATGGTACAGGTGCATCTGGTGGAGTTGTTTATTTAGGCAACTATATTTCAGGTAACGGATACATTGCAAACATTGCAGTTGTAAGAGGAAGCGATAATAATCTATACATCGCAAAATCAAATGGTGGTTTAGGAGATCCAGTTGGAAACACTGCAGAGTGGGATATATTCTCTGAGAATACTACTGGTGGCTCATCAGTAGACATTGCAGACTTTGTATTTACAGATAATTATAATGATACTGGAAGTAGCGGAATTAGTCTGCCTGGAGATAAGGCAATGACAATTGAATCAGGAGCAGATAGCGATTTCTTTTTAACTGCTGGAGATGATCTTTTCCTTAAGACCCTTAATGACGACATACATCTTCTATCAAATGATGACATTAGATTTGTGGCTAACGTTGCTAACGGCGGAACAGAGCCTTCATGGAGAATGGACGGCGGAGATGGATATCTTTATGGTCCAGGTGCTAACAGTGAACTAAAAGTTATAGGACTTATGGGCGAAGCCACAGTTCCACTATTTATTACTAGCGGAGATTCAGTTGTTCTAAATGGAACTAACGGAGAATATTTAAATGATTCAAGTAACCCAGATAGCCAGATTGCAACAGTTGGAGACTTGTCAGAAGATTCTGGTAGAGCATTCCAGTCAGTTCAATGGACACCAAACTTTGAAGCAACTGGTTTAGTATTTAGTGGTTCAGGTACAACATATCCAACATATAATTCATACTATGTTAAGCAGGGACAGTTAGTTTCATTTTGGATCACAATTGATCTTTCTACCGTAACAAATTTTGGAACGGGACAATTAAAGACAGCACTACCATTTGCTCCATTAGCAGGAACAATGAATCACTTCTCAGGATGGGTGTTTGTTGATGAAACAGCAAACCCAGACTTAGCGGGTCACATTATTCTAAATGCAGATCATCTTGCTAACACAACTGTACTTGATCTTCACTACATCAAGCAGCAAGGTGGAGCAAACTCTCCAGTAATGGAAGCAATGCTAAAGCAAAATACTCCAGTAGTGTTAACAACAAATACAAACATTTATGTTAATGGTACATACATAGCAGCTAGTTAAACTAATTAATCTGGTATAATTATCGAGTAAGCAAAAATATTGCATTACTTAGGAGAGTCATCAGTTGACCAGAATACGTTTGTTTTATTCCAGCCTTTTTGTAATTGGCTGGCTTTTTCTTTTTTCCCCTAATTTTGCATACGCTGAGAACCCAGTTCAGGTTCAAGTAACTCCTTCTAATGAGCCAGTTTTAGATACATCTGCTGTAATTTCACAGATAATCTCATCAGCAAATACATCAATATCTAACGCTGAAACTGCTACTGCTCAAGCTATAACCAACTCAGAATCAATAAACAACATTACAGAAACGGTTACCGCTACAATATCTACCGCTCAAGAATCAATAATTACTGCACGGTCTACTGTAGAAACTGCAACAGCATCTATAGCAAATGTAGAATTAAAAACAGTATTGGCTAATGCAGCAGTTGCAGAAAAAAATACTGCTATATCTAATTTAGAAACAGCAACTGCTAGAGTAAATACTCAAACTCAAATTGTGGCCTTAGATAGTGCAGCTGTGATTTCCGCACAGTCAGCAGTTGATGGATCAACAGTAACTGTTCAAACTTCTGGACTTACTGCTCAAACTTATAACATTCAAGGTCAAAACAATGCCCCAGTATTGCCAGCAAATGCTCAACCGATATCAACGATTACAGTTCCATATGTATATTTTTATTGGGGTAGCGGGCAGGTTCTTAATTCTGGCAAAGTAGACGATGTAATAGTTAAATTTACTGGACAAATTAGTGCACCAGAAAATGCTACAGAGCTTAGATATGCAGTATATTCAGA